AATGTAGAAAGCGTGAGAACTTCTGAAGGATTGTTCTTTCGTTCGACTAAAAAGAAATACTGGGTTAGTGAATGGGATGCTATGCACAGACTTATTGTGGAAGAGAATGCACCGCAGTTACTAGACAAACGTATCAATCAGGCGAACATGAGAGAGTTCTTGGAAGAAAATCCTGATCTTAAGCCAGAGGGATTAGAGATTGAAGAAGAAGTAACAATTTCTGTGAGGAAGAAATGAATGAACCTTTTATAACAATAGAAGACGTAGCTAAACACTTTAGTGTGTCTGTATCGACTGTTCGTGCTTGGGTACATCAGAAACATATACCAGAGGATACCTATATAAAGATAGGTAAGACTTACAGGTTTCGTGTTAGTGATGTAGCTACTGCACTGACGAAAGCATCTAGTAAACGTAGCGAAGAAACAGAGAGCGAAGACTCCCTAGCGGAACTAGATGAAGACTTATAATATAGAGAGAAGGAGAGATAAATGGAACAATATATTATAAAAAACGTAGAGGCTCTATGGCCTAAAATAAACACGACTTATCACTTTGATAGTAACGAAGGACGGTCTGTACCGTGTGAGCCTAATGCTCAGAACGCAGAATATTCTATACAGTTTCGTATGGATAACGCTACTGCAAAGGGATTGTTTACTGCTATGTCAGAATGTTACCAAGCTAACAAGAAAGACAAGTGGGCAGATAAGTTAGAGAGAACTTTTGTCAAAGACGATGAGGGCATGTTCACTCACAAGGCTAACTTGAAAGGCGCATACAAAAACCAAAAAACTCAAAAACCTTTGCAAGTTGATGCTAACAATCACAAGTTACCAGATGAGTTCTTGTTAACAACGGGCAGTACGGTAAATATAGCTGTACAGTTTGTTCCATATGACATGGGAGGCAAGCAGAACGTGTCGTTACGTTTGAGAGCCGTGCAGGTCATAAAGTATGTGCCTATGGAAGAGAGAAATCCTTTTGAGGCAACTGATGGGTTTGTGTTCAATAAGACTGAAGATAACCCTTTCACTGAAGATGCGGTGGCAGAACCAAAGAAGGTCGTTAAAAAGCCCTCCCCTCCCACCAAGGATGCTGATGACGACTTGAGTTCTATCGTTGACGATTGGGACGATTAATAGAACTACACCACGACTAGGCTTTTGCCGAAAGGATAACGTGCCGTATCTTGTCGTGGTGTCTTCGGCACAAGGTGGGAAAAATGGAAACAAAAAAATTTTTAGAGAGAGTTTTAGGTGATGGATATTATTCTGTATTAGGTCTTGGTGACAAGAAAGTACAGAGCTTCCATGCAACTATAGACGATGTAATAAGCAGAGCTAACGAATTAGATGCTGAAGGTATAAACGCATACTTTGGTTTGGCTACATTTGAAACAAACAAAGACAGACGAGTGACAAACGTAAAGAGCTTGAGTTCTTTTTACTTAGATTTGGATTGCGGAGTCGGTAAAGAATACCCTGACCAAAACACAGCCTTTCATGATTTAAAAAGGTTTGTTAAAGAAACAGGTTTACCTCGCCCAATGTTAATTAATTCTGGGTATGGTATACATGTATACTGGGTTCTTAAGGAAAGTGTATCGTACGGTGAGTGGTTACCCGTAGCTCAGGGACTGAAAGATATGTGTATACAGCATAACTTGTCAGCAGACAATGGTGTAACTGCCGATGCTGCTCGCGTACTTAGAGTTCCTGGCACACGTAACCACAAGCGTGGCACACAGAAACCTGTCATGTTCTTTGGTACAGGTGAGTTTCGTGACGTAGAGTTTGATGAATTTGCACGATTGATTGGTAAAGAGGGGGTGACTATACCCACCAAAGTCGATAACCAAGAAAGCGAATTTAAAAAAGCTATAATAGAAAACTCGGAGTTTGGTTTCAAAAACATACTGACCAAGACCATGAAAGGTGGAGGGTGCGAACAGTTAAAAAACATAATGGAGAACCAACAAGATGTGAGCGAACCCTTGTGGAGAGCAGGGCTATCTATTGCAAAATTTTGCAACGATGCAGATAAAGCCGTACATAAGATGTCTGAAAGACACCCAGAATACAGCAAACACTTAACAGAGGAGAAGGTAGAACTTATAAAGGGTCCTTACACGTGTGCTAAGTTTGCAGAAGAAGACCCAGAGCCATGTTCGACTTGTCCGCATTGGGATAAGATAACCTCTCCGATATCTTTAGGTAAGAGCATAAAGAAAGCACCCGCATCAAAAGACATACCTTTATACCCAGAACCGTACTTTCGGGGGGCGAATGGTGGCGTATACATGCGTTTTAAAGATAAAGAGGGCAATACAGAAGATAAGATGATATACCAGAACGACTTGTATGTTACTAAACGTATTCGTGACGAAGACACGGGTGAAGCTGTGGTTATGCGATTACACTTACCACAAGATGGTATTAGAGAGTTTACAGTTCCTCTAACTTCTGTAACATCTAGGGAAGAACTTAGAAAACAACTAGCTATGGAAGGTATAGCTGTGTTGGGTATGGAGGATATAATGAAGTATACAACAACATGGATAACACAACTGCAAGCAAAGACGACAGCTGACATGGCTCGCACACAGTTTGGTTGGTCAGATGAAGAGCTTGGAGGTTTTGTACTTGGTAAGGAAGAGATACGTAAAGATGACGTGCGGTCTAACCCTCCATCGGTACAAACAGCAGGGTTGATGAAAGCATTTGAACCCAAAGGTACATTAGAAGAATGGAAGAATTTAGCTAACTTTTATAATCGTGATGGGTTTGAACTACATCAGTTTGTGGTTGGCACGTCATTTGGTTCACCCCTTATGTCACTTTTACCAATAAACTGTGCAGGGTTACATCTAAATGGTGGTTCAGGAGTCGGTAAAACTACAGCTATGAACACAGCGCTATCTGTATGGGGTAATCATGCTGACTTGTTAATATTTGAAAAGGACACGCACAACTCTATGATGAACAGAGGGGAGCTATACCACAGTCTACCATTATATATGGATGAACTTACGAACGCTTCGGCTAGAGAATTGTCTGACCTTGTGTATCAGCTTACAAGCGGTAAACAAAGGAACAGGATGTCTCAAGGCGGGAACGTAGAACGAAAGCGGGGTAAGCCTTGGAAACTCATAGCAGTCACAAGCGCAAACCGTAGTTTAATAGAAAAGATAAGCACAGCCAAAGCCATGCCAAAAGCTGAAGCTCAAAGGCTCATGGAGATACGTGTCCCAGATATGAAGTTTGGTTCGAAAGAAGAAACAGATAAGTTCAACTTACAGCTACAGCGTAACCACGGTCATGCAGGTAGAATATACATAAAATACATTATCAACCACTTGGAAGAAGTACAGAAGCTTCTACAAAAAGTACAAGTCAGAGTAGATACTCAAGCAGGATTAAAAGCAGAGAATAGATTTTGGTCTGCTCTGGTGGCGGCTAGTATGACAGGCGTTATATTAGCAAATCGTTTGGGGCTTGTGGGTTATGACCCAAAGAAAGTGTTTAAATGGGCGATAGATCGTTTGAAAGAGAGCAAGAACGAGGTGTCAGATATGAGTATATCTGTAGAAGAAACACTTAATGATTACATACACGAACATTGGAGTAACGTATTATGGATAAAAAGCACTGATGATCTGCGTAAGCAAGAAGATGGTGTCACTAATATTGTTATCCCTGAAGCGTTACCAAGGGGTAAATTGGTTGCACGTTATGAAACTGATCTAAAACGTGCTTATCTGATACCAAAACCCTTGAAGGCATGGTGTGGACAACAGCAGATAGACTATACATCTTTTATGCAGGACCTTAAAACTAAACTAGGTGCAACAAACACCACTATGCGTTTAAGCAAAGGCACACATATGAACCTGCCTGTAACGAGAGTTATAGCTGTAGACTGCTCTATAGAGAATGAGAATAAGACAAGGCATATTGAAGTCTGATGATTTGAACCCAGATGGTGTGAGAATTATAGTA